GTGATGACGTAATTAAGTTCTCAGTTGATGAAGCATTCATTGCTGATAGGATCCAAAGACTAAACGTATTGCATAAAGACTTATTTCCAAAAGTCGTATCTTATGATAAAAACCTATACGTTTACAAAATGGTTTATGGCGACATTTTGAGTAAAAAGATTAACGATAATATGATGCACCATATTCTCAATACGATTAATGAAAAAATGTGGCAGCCAAATCATACCGAAGCAACACCAGAGTTGATTGCATCTTGTTATGATTTTTATGAAAAGAAAACAAAAGAACGTGTTGACTTGTTCCATACTAAATATGAAGTAATGGATAAAGTTACAACTGTTAATGGATTGACAATTCCAACTTGTTCAGAATTGCTTAACAAAATTAATTGGAACAAACTTTGCGAAGATCCTTTTGCAACTGCATTCCACGGTGACTTTCACAATGAGAATATTTTGGTTGACGATGAAAACAATCCTATTCTAATTGATTGGAGGCAAAACTTTGGTAAAGGCAATTATGAAATAGGTGATGCTTATTATGACTTTGCTAAATTTAATCACGGTCTAATCGTATCACACTCGATGGTTCATAACGATCATTTTACAGTTTCATATGATGATAACGGAGATATTGATATTGATATTCTTCGTCCTTCCACTCTTGTTGATGTTGAGCAAGAGTATTACAAATGGCTAAATAGTAATGGATTTTGCGTTGAACGAACAAAGATTTTAACAGCGCTAATTTATTTGAATATTGCAGCCTTGCACGAGTATCCTTATTCTATGTACTTGTATTATCTTGGTAAGCAACTGTTATACAAATGGGGAAGTGAAAATGAATATTGTAATTGGTAAGATTGGTCGCTCAATCTATTTTGATAAAGAAAAGCGAAGTATGACAAATGGCGATGAAGAAGCGCCAATGATGTATACTGAACTCGCTAAACGCCATCCTGAACATAACTTTTATTTGATTGGTCGTTCTGATTTACAACGTGTTCGTAAAAAAGAAAACACGGCAACTCTTGACGTATTCTTTGGTGAAGAAGAACAAGAAATTGTTCCATCAAATATCATTGACTTGTTTGATGATTGGGATAGACACATTGAAGAATTACCACACAATTGGTTATGGGCAAAGATACAACGTTTAGGTCTTAAGTTTGATTTAGGATTGATTTATTATGGGCCGATGCCAAACGTAGGTATACCTGATAAGGGTATTATGCGTCTTGACGGTACAGGTATTGCCAAGTCTCTTGATATGTTTGTCTTATACTATGCACCTATTATGAATACGTTAAACGAAACTCAAATTCCTTGGGTTGGTTTGTGTGGTGATCCTAAATACGTTCCGTCTATTGCTCGTGATATGCTAAATGAGCCAAAGGTTGTAATGAGTCAAACCGAAGGCAAGTTTAGAACAAAACGCATTCCTTCATATGAAGATAGTCTTAATCCTGTAGAAGTATATGAACATCATTCATATGCAGGTATTGAAACAATCTTTATGCTTGAAGAAAAGAAAACAGATTGGCGTAAAATTGATAAAGATATTCTATTTACGATTGGCTTAAACGGCGGTCAGTCTCGAGACAAGTTTATTCGTGATTGGTTTATTGATAAAGGCCGTACTGATGTTAAGGTATATGGTAAATGGGCTGAAGAGTTTACAAATGAATATCCTGATATGTTTGAAGAAAAACGTATTGCTGAAGTTGAGGATGAGTTCTTTAGGACAAAATATACAATCATTCCTCCACCACATCAGCCGACAGGAAACTTTGTAACTCAAAAGTTTTGGAAAATGATTCTATATGGTATCATTCCATTCTTCCACCCAGGCTATGATACAGAGAAGATCCTTAATGTCCCTGACATTTTACGTATAAATAGCCCTGAGGATATGTGGGAAAAGATAGATTATCTTGAAGCAAATCCTGATGAACGAGAAAAAGTTGCCAATTGTCTTTGGCAGTTCTTTGATAAAGATGATCTGTTTGATGGTACTTTCTTACACAATCAAGTCAAGAATTACGTAAGAGATTACGCAGGCATAGAATTATAAAATGGAGTAAATTATGACGAATTTGACTTGGGCACCGCTTGTGCCACTTATTGGTGGACAAATGTTAGGTGCAGAAAAAGCTTTCGGAAAACCACCTGTAGCAGTATATTCATATGACGGTTTTGAAGCAAACGATTCTCATTACGTAAATTATCAAAACAGCGTAAAGAAACGCGGACTTGAGTATATTGTACTCAATGAAGCAAATCCAATGCCAAAACACAAGGTTGATGTAATATCTGGTACTCCTCCTTGTGCTGCTTTATCACAATTAAACACAGGCCGATCTGAAGAGGTTAAAGGTTCTAATTGTGCAAAGAACGAATATATGTATGAAGTATTTAAAGACGGTATTGATAAATTTGAAGCAAAAGCAGTAGTTGTTGAAAATGCTCCTGCTCTTTATACAAACAAAGGTCGTGGAGTAGCACATAATCTATTTGACATTTGTAAAGAAAGAGGATATAGTTTAACATTATATAAAACGTCAACGAAGTATCACGGTTTGCCTCAAGCTCGAGATCGTACTTTTGCAATTGGATGGAAATCTGAAACGTCACCAATTATGAGTTGGTATAAACGTGACAGAGAAACATTCCTTGAGCATTTAAATCGAGTACCGCCTGACGCATTACAACAAGACTTAATTGTAAATGACGGTGTTGCAACTGAACCTTATTGGCGATTTATTAAAATGAAAACAAACCGCGATCCTCGTGAGCTTTGTATTGAGGCAAACGTAAAGTCAACCTTTAACTATGTAAACGGTAAAGGTTTATTGCCTGAAGCAAATCAATGGTTTAAAGATATCGGTGATGAAAAAGGTATTAAGTTGTCTGAACATGCTATTAAAAAGTTTGGAATGGGTAAAGGTATTTGGGACGGATCGGTTCACGTTTTTGGTGAATATATGAATGCCGTGATTGGTCGTAATATGGTTGACTCAATTCATCCTGTCCACGAAAGATCTTTGACTATTCGTGAGTGTTTACATATGATGGGTTTCCCACATGACTTTGAACTTGTTGGTGGATTGCCTAAAGTTAATCATATTGCACAGAACGTACCTGTTCCAACATCTCGTGATATTCATACTGAAATCTTAAAATTTATTGAAGGTAAACTTCCATTATCTGATACAAATTTCTTCAGACAAAACAATCACAAAGAGATGGTTGAAAACGATCCTCGCGGTACAGTAAATCAAGCAACCCTTGAGGAGTTTTTAGCGTGAAGAACGACTTTATTATTGACTTTGAAACTTTTGGCAAGGATCCTAATACTTGTGCAGCAATTGATTGTTCGGTCATGGTATTTGACTGGGACAAGATGTTGACTGATAATCCATACACACTTGAAGATATTAAACTAACAAGAAGGTTTAAACTATCAGTTATGGATCAGGTAAAGAATTACGGTTATGAAGTTGATAAATCTACAGTTGAATGGTGGGAGTCATTAGGTCCTGAAGTTAGAAAACATTGTAAGCCAAAGCCAACCGATTTGACGGTTGAACAATTTTGCCATGATTTGATGCAGTTGTTAATCAATTCTCCAAACATTGTTCATTGGTGGTCAAGATCTAATACCTTTGATCCTATTATACTTACAAGATTATTTAAATCACAAAATAAATTAGCACATCTTGAAGAATATTTGAAGTTTTGGCGTGTGCGTGATACTCGTACTCATATTGATGCCAAATTGGATTTTCCCAAAGTAAACGGTTTTATTCCAACAAATAACGAAGATCTTTGGAATAATACATTTAAAGAACATGATAGTTCTTGGGATATACTTGCCGACGTATTAAGACTACAGGCAATCCGTCGTGCTGAAAATGATATGGAGCAAATTATATGAAAATAGAAGTATCTGTTGAACAATTAAAACAACATTCCTTATTTGTAGCAACACCTATGTATGGTGCAATGTGTGGGGGATCTTATACCAAAGCTTGTACTGATTTAGCAATGCTGTGTACAGCAAACGGAATTAAAATAAAGTTCTATTACCTGTTTAATGAAAGTTTAATACAAAGGGCAAGAAATTATTGTGTTGACGAATTTATGAGATCTGACTGTTCGCATCTTGTCTTTATTGATTCTGACATAGGATTTAACGCAAGAGACGTATTGTCATTGTTAGCTGTAAACATCGCAGATCCTGAAGCATATAATATTGTAACAGGACCTTATCCAAAGAAAACGATTGCTTGGGAAAAAATTGCTGAAGCCGCAAAACAAGGACGCGGAAATGAAAATCCGTTTGAGCTTGAAATGTATGCAGCTGATTATGTTATGAACCCAGTCGGAGAAAAGAAAACCTTTAATCTCGGTGAACCTCTCGAGGTCGGAGAAGCAGGTACAGGCTTTATGTTGATACCGCGTGATACACTCGAACGATATCGTAAGGCTTATCCAGAGCTTTTATATCGTCCTGACCACGCTCGTACTGAAAACTTTGATGGTACTACAGAAATTATGGCTTATTTTGATTGTATCATTGATCCTGAAAGTAAAAGATATTTGTCAGAAGATTACTTCTTCTGTAAAATGGCAAGACAAACTGGTATGAGAGTTTGGTTGTGTCCTTGGATGCAATTACAACATACAGGAGCCTATGTCTACAAAGGTTCTATGGGCCATATTGGTTCGTTGGGCAATT